ATATCGAAAAAGATAAACTTTCTAAACTAGTAAATTACTTTCGTCCAAGAAAAATAGAATTTAATATAGAAGAATTCCCACATGCAAACAAAACTTAGTGATATTAAATACTCAGGATATCAAAATATTGACTCTAAAGATATTTGCATAGCCATGTGCTATTTTAATCCATTAGGTTACAAAAATAGTTTACAAAATATTAGGTGTGTTCTTAATGAATTCAAGAAGACAAATATTCCAGTATTTTTGATAGAGTTAATTTACTCAAATCAAAAACCGTCTTTGCCATATTCTAATATAGTTGTTAAAGCGGAAACTATTTTTTTTGTAAAAGAAAATTTATGGAATATTTTAGAAAAATATATACCAGACAAGTATTCCAAAATTATATTTATGGATGGAGATGTACTTTGTTCTGATCCAAATTGGGTGGATAAAGTATCTTCTAAATTAAATTCAAACAAAATAATTCATGCTTCAGAAATTCTTTATAGAGATATTTATAGAGATAATATATATACAAATATTACTAAGAATGATAATACAAAGGAAAGTGTTGTTAAGGGACTAAAAATAGAAGGTAAATTAGATTTTACAAAAAATCATCCAGGATTAAATATTTCTATAAATAGAGATGTTTATCACCAAATAGGAGGATTTTTTGAAGAAGCACCCGGAACAACTGGAGATACTCTATTTTGGAATTGTTTTTCAAATAATAGTGAACCTTATTGTTTAGGTTTTTTTTGTGCCCCACGATTTAAACATACAAAGGAAAAATATTTGCTTTATAAAGAGAGTTTACTTAAATCAGTATCTATTAATGATATAGATTATTTAGAAAATAACTGGTGTTTACATTTATATCATGGAAATATAAACAATAGAAAATATGGATATCAAGATAAATTTATTCCTGGTATTTATACTGTATACAAAAATCAATACGGCGTTATAGAAATAGATATAAAACATCCAACCGTGAAAGATTTAAGACAATATCTTGAGTCTAGGTCAGAAGATGACGACGCAGGCACAAATTTTTGAAGTTTACTTGACAAACAGCCGATACTGTGGTATACTTGGCTATCACATAGGAGACTTTGGAAATGAAAAACCAGCATCATTTTGATTATGTTTGGGGTATGGTTCGTGATTTGAGGGCCACTAGCAGCACTATTGATAAGACGGGTATTATTGAGGATTATTGTGCTGGCGGTCGATCTGATCCCTCTGCTGCAAATTTTGCCAAGCAAATTCTTCTCTATACTTATCATCCACTGTGGCAATATAATGTCACAAGCGATAATCTAAAAAAGAAAAATCATCTTGTCTCACGAAAGAATGAGTATAATAATTTCTTTGATCTTCTTGATGATCTAAAGAATCGTAATATTACTGGGCATGATGCTATTGCTGCCGTGAATAGTTTTATCGAACATCATTCAGACTATGAGGAACTTATCCATTGTGTTATTGACAAGGATTTAAAAACCCGTGCTGGCGATAAGATAATTAACAAGGCTATTCCAGATCATATTCCAGAGTTTAGTGTTGCTCTTGCTGATAAATATGATCCAAATATTGTGAATTGGAAGGATGGATGGTATGTTAGTCGCAAAATTGACGGTGCTAGATGTATTGCTATTGTTGATGATAATGGTAATACTACTTTCTATTCCCGCACGGGAAAATCTTTTGAAACTCTGAATATTGTTGCTGGTGGCATCAAGGCTCTTGGTATCTCTAATGTAGTTCTTGATGGAGAACTTTGTCTTGTTGATGAGGATGGTAATGAAGATTTTCAAGGAATTATGAAGCAACTAAAAAAGAAAGATCATACTATCCCTAATCCATCATACAAGATTTTTGATATGATTAGTCATGATGAATTTTACAGCAAGAAAGGTCAACCAAATAAGCCATACTCTATTAGGCTTGCAAATCTTACAGAAGTAATGAAGAAAAATACTTGTGTTTGTCTAACTCTACTTGAACAAGATATGGTTAAAGATGATGATCATTTTGCCGAATGGACCGCCAAGGCAGATAAATTGGGATGGGAAGGTGTTATGCTTAGATCTGATGCTCCATATAAGGGTAAAAGAAGCAAGGACTTACTAAAGTATAAGAGTTTTTACGATGACGAATACGAGGTTATTGATGTTGAAATGGGTCCATTTCGTTATGTAAAGAATGGTGCAGAATGTGAGGAAACTATGCTTTCTTGTGTGACTATTAAGCATAAGGGGCATGACGTTAGGGTTGGTAGTGGTTTTAGTATTGATCAAAGGCAAGACCTATATAAAAATCCTAATAAGATTCTTGGAAAAATTATTACTGTTCAATACTTTGCTGAGAGTAAAAACCAAGATGGTGGAATTAGTCTAAGATTTCCAACGTTCAAGTTTTTACATGGTATAGATAGGACTATATAATGATAAGAAAAGGTAAAGGAAAGAAAACCTTTAAAAGAGAAAAACTATTATTTTCAAATAGCAAAAAAGATAGAACGCCAACAGAAAGTTTACATTTTAAAATCATTAGTATGCGTACTAGTGAACTAAAAAAGATAGTAGAAAATTCTACAGATGTTGATTTTTTAACACTATCTTTTGCTAAAGAAGAATTAGATAGACGAAATTTTAATCAGAAATATAAAGTAGATACTCAGAAAAAAAGAAATAAACTCAATAAAAAATATCCAGAGCATAAACATCTATTACGACGATCTCGTAAAAGATAGTTAAAGAACGTGTCTTGACAAGCCGATAACCATAGTATACAATCGTTAGCATGGACGCAACAGCATTTGGAGATAACATGGAAAAGACTGAAGAAAAAAAGATAAACTATACTACCAGTAAGGTTGATGAATTTTTTGCTAACTTTCCCAAAGATAAAATTGTATCATATAAGGATTATTGGGAAAGTGTTAAGCCCCAAAATCATGATGAGATTTTTAGACGATATCTATTCGCATATTGTAGCGTACATACCACTTGGCAAGGTAATGTTAAGGGTTATAATGCTATTAAGAATTTCGACGAGTGGATCACAGACAAAGAAACTTTAAGAACAAAGTTACACAAGTCTGGAGTTGGACTTCACAATAATCGTACAGAATATATTTGGGATTTTCAAAACAAGTTTTGGCATGATCCAAAAGAGTTTTATTTTACAGCCAAAAAGTATCATGTCAAAAAGCGCGATAGTATTGTTGACAAGATTAAGGGTATCTCGCAAGCAAAGGTTTCTTTTGCATTAGAGACTATTCATCCTAATGAATGTAGAGTTCTTTGTGGAGATGTTCATATTCTTCGTCTATATGGTATGGAGCATTTAAAGTACAAGAGCGGAACTGGACTTAAAATGTATAAGCAAATGGAGCGTCATTGGAGCATTAACTGTGGAAAACTAAAGGTTCCATCTTATATTGCTCGTTGTTTGTACTGGGATAGTGTTCAACAAAAGGAAGATAGTAGATACTGGTCATGGGTGTTTGAGGAAACCAATGCTGCCAAAGTCTGTTAGATTTTTTCCTTTTTGGGATGAAACAAACATAAGATCGGTGACAGGGTTTTTACATCTAGTCAATTATATTCTGCTACAAAAGCCCATTATAGAAAACTGGTTAGAAATTGGGTCCCTTTTAGGAGAATCATCCACATTACTTTTTGGTTTTCAAAATATAAAGCAGATCTATTTAATAGAGCAGTCTAAACAACTTTGTGATCTTCTTTCTAAAAAATTTACTAGAGAAATTAGAGAGAATAAATGCTTCATCCACAACGGACTATCTGCTAATATGGTTCCGTTGTTGAACGATAATTTTTTTGATGTTGTTTACATAGATGCTAACCATGACTATGATTTTGTGATCAAAGATATTCATATGTCTTATTCTAAAATTGTTAATAATGGTTTTTTATGTGGACACGATTATAGTCAATCTTGGCCGGGTGTTATTGATGCTGTAAACTTTTTTATCTCAAATTCAAATTATACTCAGAAAGATTTGGTATTATTTGAAGATTCTAGTTGGCTATTGAGGAAAAACTAATGGGAATAGTCACAAACTTCTCTAAAGATCATATTATTTGTGTTGTTTGTGATTGCAACCAAGAAGTCTTGGTATTAAACTATGATGAAAATACAAAAACTCTGGATTTAGCCATGTATGAAAGTTATGCGGCGTATAAGCACAATTCTAGTTGGTCACAGAAATTACGCTATATATGGAAGATTTTGATAGGTAGACACCCATATACAGATCAGATTATTATTAATCACAATCAAATTAAAGATATTAATAAATTTCTGTGTGAATTGATAACTAAATAGTGTATATTAATTCATCCTTTAAGGAGGCTAATTATGAAACCAAATATGAATAGTTTGATTGGAGATGAATTAGCAAATAAAGTAAAGGTACTATCCATCGCTTTACGTCAAGCAGAAAATATGGTGATGGTTCTTGAGCAAGAAAATCAAAATCTCAAAGACGTTCTTAACAATCTAGCGTCTGTAAATAAAGAAGATTGTGATCATGTATATGAGGCTATGAGTGTACAGTAATCCTATACAAGGATGTTATCCTAATAGAGTAGTTACTCAAATTAGTGATAAGGAATTTATACTAGAAGGACATAGTAAAAAAACAAAAATATGTTCCGAGTTTGACGAGTTGTTTCCATATCATATAGAATTAGAAGGCGGTCCTTTTATTCATACTGGTTTGGATTTTTTTGGCAAGGGCAACGTGAAGAGTCTACAGTTAATAGAAAATGATAAACCAGATTATATTATGCTAAAAATAGTTATGGAGTAAAATATGATTCAGGAATTAGTTTCGGTTGTTGGATTTAATTATGCAATGATTTTGATGGGTTTTAGTCAAAACCAAATAGATAACATGGGATACTGCACAATTAAGGAATAATCTATGAATAGGCGTCATTTTTTAAATCACCTAGCATCATCTACGATTATAGGTTCATCCGTAACAAACTTTACAAATTCTAT